TCTGAACTTCTGCTAATACCCTTTGTCCTTGCCTCCAATACAAATTTTTCAGAGAACGCTTTAAATATCTATTCAACTCAAGTTTCATCAGTTCATTTTTCTGTAATCGCTGACCTTGAGAGCTTTTAATACATCTTCCGTTAACTCCTCCCCTGGCATGAGAGTTAATTCATTCAAGGGCATAACTCCGGCATTATCATACACCTTATCCATTTCCGGGAGTTCTATTCGCTCGTAGCCGCATGCCTCACGTATCTCATTACGGGTAAATGACCTGGCTGTTGTCATCCATTGCACCAATTCAACCTTGTTATGTTGCAGGGCTTCGACCTCCGAATAATCAGCCACTAACTGATGCCCTAACTCCTTTGTCTGAGGAGCCAGCCAGGCAGATAGTTTAGACAATAATCCGTCAAGGTTCGGCTTGATAGCATTACCCCATAAAGCCCTTTCGGCTTCTTTATAATTTGAATAAGTCCGATCCTGGCTTCCAGTTAGTAGTTGAGAGGGGACATTATAAGCATCACACAAATTGCCTTTGAAGGTGCCAAGTGATTTGAATATCTCCATTTCTTTGGCTGACATCCCAAAGTTTGTCCACTTATGGTCCCACTTCGTTACAACTATCTTTCCGGCATTCTTAGCTCCGGTGTATTTCCTTTCGTATTCCCGTTGTATGGCAGATAACTGCGCTTTGCCGATATTCCCGGACTGTTTCCCGTCCTCGCCCAGGATGGTTAATATACCAAAAGCTCCCTGATGTTGTAAGGCAGAGATAACTGCATTATAACTGTCACTCGTTCCGATAACCGATTTAAGGATAGGTTTCAGCCTTGACATCCCGTACAGATGGCCAGTGCCGGTATTATCATAATCCGGATTAAAATCTTTCCAGTGCATGACCTGTGAAGGCTCATAGTCGATTACATTACCTGACATGATAAACTTCCAGCCTCGCACGGGCTCCATATATGACCCTATGACCATCTCCATCCACTGAGGAGGCAGAACATCCAACCGGATAGGTTGGCCCGCATTAAGACCGTATTCAGTCGCCTGGTGAGCTATGTAAGCATTACCGAAGATCAGGTAAAAGGATAACAAGGCCTCAATAAACTCGGATGTTGACTGTCCGGGATTAGGATTGCTAAGCAGTTGTAACATTCGCCCGTTCGGAATATCATTCCCTGCTTTATCAACCTGAAAGATCGGAACCATTGAGGCCGGTTCAGTGATCTTATTGATGATCGTGAAAACATCCCCGACGCCTGTATAACTTTTCAGATATGTTGCTGAATTTGCATCCGGGTAAATGGCTCCCTGGGCAAGCATCCTCAGAACATATTCATCTAATCGGTTAGTCTGAGTGTTTATCCGGTCAGTTAGGAGTTTCTGTGCTATGTTTGTTAACCAGCTCAATTCATTCGTATTTTAGAGTTATAAGCCTCGGGAATGCGAAAATGTAAAAGGTCAAGAAGCCCTCTTGTCTGCCGTGCAACCATGTGTAAATATTCCAGGGCTGCCAGATAAGAATTAACTGTCTTATTGCCTTTTAGTGTTATCATACTACTCCCTCATCATTTTCATCATAAAACTTACCTTCCATTAAGAATGTCACTAACCACACAAGCGCATCAACCCGGTCCGGGGATTTTTCGCCCTTTGCCCCTGCCCAGGATGTCATCTGATCCTCAAGGGCCGGAAGTGTACCGACATGATGAACCCGCTTTTGTTCATACAGAGCGACAACCGGTTCAGCTCTTGTTATCTTACCACGTGATGCGTGAACCGATTCATAACTGATATTCCGGTCAATATTTCTAATAACTGTTTCAACCAAGTCACCGCCGTTATTCACCTCTGCAATGATCCTGTCAGCTTTCAGCCTGTGATATGCTGCTATTGCCTTACTTGCCCATGATTGAGGAGTGAAGATCCCGGATCCGTCCTCAAGTATGTAAATCGATCCGTCATAAGCCCTGCCACCAATGATTATTCCCGTCTCGTCTGAGTCCTTTTCTGATGTTACAGCAGGATCTATGGCAACTGCTATACGGAATAACTCAGGACAGTTTACGGGTTCAATCCTTGTATCTTCGATCATTTCCCAATCCCATAGCGCACCCTCTACGGCTGTATATTCAGCTTCGTAGAGCATCTTATAAATACGGGCGGGTAAATCCCGACGAGCCTGATCTATTTCTGATTGCGATAATATCCCCGCCCGTACAGCCTGGGAAGCTGTTATCTTAAAGTATTCAAATTCAGGGTCTGATCCTGATTCTGCTTTCCGGGCCAACTTCCAAGCCCAGTTTTTGCCTACGACATTACCGATAAACTTACCTTTGGCCTTTGTGTAAGTTATTGTTGTTCTCAGGGCAAACCATGCTTCCTCTTTTGCCCTACTGAACTCATCAAATACAAATGCGTGTACATTCTCACCGTATAAACTATCGGGATGTTCAGCTGACTTGAAAACTATTACTGTGCCTTTGGGAGTTGTTATTGACAACCTGGAATAATTTGTAATATAGAGACCATTACCGGCAACCTTCCGACGCATACGTTTAAATGCTATTTCTGCCTGTGCATATATTGGCGCGATCCACCAGACTTCATTACCCGGATTTAATTTATGAGCCTGTTCAAAGAGCCAATAGATGTGTGAAAATGTTTTCCCGGATTTTGTACTGGCTTCAGTTATTGTAAATCTTTTCTCTGACTCCAGGATCAACTTCTGATAATCTGCAAAGTGAGGTTTCTTTATTTCGATTATCGTGTCAGTCATCGGTTGTAAAGTCTATAATGATTTTGCCTGACATCTCAACTGATGATTTTTGTAATGTTATCCGTTCGTGTTCTTCATCTGTTGCAGCAAGCCTGAATAAAACAATATCAGTAGTCGGATTAGAATTATTAGCCCAGCGATCTTTTAGTTTTGTTTTTGTATTAAGCTTATTTCTTTCGAGTGCTTCTCTTATAGTGTCAAGTTTGTCCAGCCCCATATTATAAAATGTTGTTCTTGTAATTGGGAGTAGTGTGACAATATCCTGAATGATAAATATGTACGGATTATCATTTAATATCTTGAGGGCTTTTTTTTCGAGATCTGCCTTATTATAACCCATAATTTCGGATAAAAAGGTCTTTTTATATTAATATATTTATATCTTAAATATTCCCCCTCGGTTTTTATCCCTGCATTTTCTTACTTAGGGTTAATTGTCAAAAGAACAATTCAGGCAAAAGTGACAGCCGTTCCCCGTAACGGATGAATGTTTCATTGAACTTATGCAGGTCATGGCTATAAACCGAAAATTTACCACACTTTTCATTCATATCACTTATTGTCAAACTCCGCTTTTTTTATCCTCAAACAAGTCAGGACGGGAAGAGCTATGTAGAACACCCTGTTATTTCTTGCAAAATTAGAATTAATTGTAATTATTTTACAATTTAATTATTAACACAATTATTAACAGGTTTGAAAAAGCCCCTGATAATTGAATCAGAGGCGGTTAAATAGAATTAAGAGATATATTATTCTTTTATCACATTATCTATACTCTCATAAGCATGTTCAGGGAATGTATTTTGTCCTCCGCAAATAGGACAAATTTCAATTAATATGTCATCAATATAATCTTCTTCTATTTCTTCTACCTCAACCTTATGTTCACAATGTTTACATTTTAAATAAGTTTTCTTGTAATCCCATAAATAATAAGGCTCTGGAGAATGTTCAAGTTTTGTCACGTCCCTATTCATTTGTACCACAAGATTAGGAATACTATCAATAAGACTTTTATCAATCGGCCCATTTATTACACCTTGAGCAAAAATCATTATCCCGTTTTGCTCCTCCCAGTTCTTTATATAAAATGGCGGTTTTTTAATTATATCCGGAATCTCCCCCTTAATCTCAAAAGAAGCTTCCCACAAACCCATCATGTATGTAGTGGTATTCCCCGCATTCGGATTTCTCCGTATGCTATTCCTGTCAATTTTAATAACTATTGCCATAGCTTATTTTTTTATAAATGTATTAATTATTGCCTCATATCCTAATATCATTTTTGTTTCTGCTTCCATACCAACCTGCAAGGTATGTAGATGTTCGTTTGTAATCCCGCACCCGGATGAGGTGAATAGTAATTCATCATTCAGGTATGTTTTGCATTCATAACAGTCCTGTCGCTGCTCCTTTTCGGCTCAATGTATTCCGGTCTCATATTACTGGCAATTTCATAAGGTCAAATGATTTAACATTGCGTATTTTGAACTTATCTGGCTTTTCGTTATCCTGCCAGATAATATGATCCTCTTTTACTTCCCGGATATAACCAAATAACCTGTTTTCCATGCCGAGCTTATTGATGTAGACTATCCGGCCATGCTGGTTAAGGTATTGTGATAGATCCTGGATATTCATTTTTTTATATCTATTTCGTAATTATCTTCATCCTTAACTTCATAAGCTTCTTCTTCCGGGCAGTCCGTTTCTTATCTGTCGGCTCATAACAGTAACCACTGTATCGGCATCTGCCGTTTTTGCCGTTT